CTTATCAAGTATAACGCCAGCGCAAATGGGAATTATCTGAGGCTGTACAAAAACGACCTACAAAATGGAATGTTATTGCAATATATAGTTTCTTCCGGAAACACAGCAGTAACTAATCTGACTAATGAAAATAACTATTTTGTCGTAAACTCCAATACATATTTTTATAAACTTTCTTCTACTCTCAATGGAAGTTCTATCGATATAGCAAATAACGGAACCTTTGCCTCAGATGGTCACGCTTTGTTGTTTATTCCAGGCTTCAGCGTAAATGATCCCGTGTATTCTTCGAATAATGGAGGCTCTGGAATCATTAGAGGCGTATACAAACAATCAGGCAACTCTTTTATAGTTGTTCGAAACGTCTCTGGAACTATTTCAAACGGAGACACTATTGTTCTTAATAACAATCCAGTTGTCAACTCTACCATACTTTCGGCCAATTCACAACAAGAAATAGTAACAGCAGAAGGCATAGTTCAAACTGCAAACTCGACCACTATTGTAGTTAGAAGAATACAATTTGAAAATCTTTGGCAAGTCGGCATTTCAATAAAGGGTGAAACATCAGGAGCAAATGCTAATGTTGTTTCTATTGTAGAAGATATAGATTCTCTTCCAATTGGATTAAATGCAGATATTCAAGCAAACGTTATTACTGCTGAGGGTCAGGTAACAAATCTACAAATCGTGGACTCAGGTTATGGTTATACCAATAACGAGGTAATACAATTCGTTTCTGTGGATGGTCAAAGAGCGGGGACAGTAAAGGTTGTTCTTGGCGGGACAGGGATAGGAAGCGGTTATTACAAAACCTCAAAAGGATTCTTGAGTGATGTTATTTGCCTGCATGATGGGGATTATTATCAAGAATATTCTTATGAAGTATTCTCGAAGCTATCAGTTGATAGATATGCAGATATGTTCAAGAAAGTTATGCATACCGCTGGAACTAAGTTCTTCGGATCAGTGATGTTAATAAACGAGGCGAATGCCACATTAAGTCTAACAGAGTCTTCAGTAACAGGAAACGTAGCAGGATAAATATAAATATAAAATAACCTCAAAAGGAGATAAAAATGGCAAAGAAAAAAGAATCTGGACCAGTTTACGACAAACCCGAAACTTTCACACACAAAGGGTTAAAATTTAATGGTGAGCCAATAACAGTTACTCACACTCACACTCCAGGCCTTGGGGCGCATAGAATGACTGTGGAGCATGGAGGAAAAACCCTGGATTTGGATTTGGGTGGTTCGTCGCCAGGTGTAAGAGATGACGAATATCCTGTTGATGAAGATGGAAATCAGACAGAGCCCGACCCTAAAAAAGCGTCAAGAGAAGAAATAAAAGCGTTTAATGAAAAAATATCAAGAATACAAGCAAACGCATTTTTACGACAGCCAAGAGTAAAAAACGAAATTGAAAAAAAATTGTTTGGATCAAATCTAGAAAAAGGTACAGCTGCTGAAGAAACCAATAGACTGATGCAAAAAATTGTTGATGTTATTAGCGAACAGAATAAAAAAGGTTTTAGATAATAAGAGACATTACTGATTATACTCAAATTTAAAACACTCGTCAATCTTTTTCAGGAAATAACATGACCAGACTAGAAAAAATAAAACAAATCATAAACGAGAAAAAAGAAGGCGAAGCTTGTTGGAAAGGCTATGAACAGTTTGGTATGAAAATGAAAAATGGCAGAAAAGTTCCCAATTGTATTCCTAATAAAAAGTGACGTCAAAATGAAACAAGAAACAATCAAAGAAGCGATCGATTATCATACGAGCAACAATATTAGGCTCACCGAAAACATTTTTAGACCTGGCTCAGAGATGTTTTTTGAGATGATCAAAGAAGCCAGACGTCTATATCAAGAAGGCCAATATAAACCTATCGACGAGTGGGAAACTGATATGCTTCGTTCTGACATTGGCGAAACAGCTATGTTTGAGGGTAAAGAAGTTATTCTTGATTATCCATTTGAAGTAGAACTAAACGAAGAAGATAAGACGAAAGGTAAAGGTATCGGCAAGCCATTTAGAAAAAATGGTGGTGGAGCAGTTTATGTTCGAAGCGGAGATGGAGTTCGGCTAGTAAACTTCAGTCAGTCTGGCATGCAGAAGAAATTCAATGACCCAGGCGCTACTAAGTCTTTTATTGCTCGTCATCACTGTTTGACCAACAAAGATAAAACTTCAGCCTCATACTGGGCCTGTAGATGGCCTAGATTCTTCAGCGACTCAGGTAAGAAATGGTGGTAAATGTCTAAGCCATATGATGATAGTGAGATAAGTAAAGATGAATTTTTTAGAAACTTCAAAAAAGATGTTCTAGAAGATGAATTGGTTTGGCATAGAGACGAAAAAGATAGAATCATAACAGTACTACTAGGAAAGGGATGGGAATTTCAGGAAGATAATTCTCTCCCAAGAGCGCTCAATGAAGGTGATCAGATTTATGTTCCTGCAAAAACCTATCATCGAATAAAACGAGGAACAACTGATTTGATGATAAAGATCGAGGAATTGTAAATGTCGACTAAACTTGTCACAAAAACCTTTAACGTCGAGAACGCCAAAAAATTCATTTCTTCTAATGATGAGTTATTCGTTTACGCTTCTAGACATATCCCTTATACTGGAGGAGATGGATCAGTTCCTTCTCCAGACAACTCAGTAGATTCTACTGTTATTAATGTTTATGATAATATGATTTTTGCTAAAAGAGTTTCTGACTCCGATAAGGTTCATATGATACCAAAAATTATGTGGACTGCAAACACGGTCTATGACATGTATTCCCATGATGATGGGTTTCTTTATGAAAAAGATTTTTATGTGGTTTCAAACACTGGGTCACAATATGATGTTTATAAGTGTTTGTACAATGCGGGCGGAATTGCGTCAAACGTAGAACCTACTCGAGCGGGTTCTGCAGTCGATCTTCTTCCGTTTGAGACTGGAGATCAATATGTTTGGAAGTATATGTATACAATTTCTTCGGCTGATTGGAACAAATTTTCCACAACATCATTTGTTCCTGTAACAGCGAACACCACAGTAATACAATCAGCAGTTCCTGGACAAATTGATGTTATTGTGGTTGAAGATGCAGGTCAAAGATACGACAATTATATTGCCAATGGAGTTTTTAGAACTGGCGATATTAAAGTAGGAGGAGCTGACACCTTTTATGGCGTAAAGGACGATGCTTCCTCCATCGACGAATATTATACTGGATGTGTGTTAAGAATAACCAACGGAACAGCTGTTGATCAGTATAGAAGAATTGTTGGGTATGTTGGAACATCAGAAAAGAAAACTGTAATATTAGATAGAGCATTCACAACTGTTCCTGCAGTGGGTGATACTTATCAAATATATCCATACATCTATGTTTTTGGAGATATGAATGAAACCGTTCCTGCTGAAGCTATGGCGATTATCGATGCCAATACCTCCAATTCTGTTTCGAGTGTAGAAATATTGAATTCTGGAGCAGGATACAGGAAAGCAGAGGCATATGTTGGTGTTTCTCCAGATGTTCTTCCACTTAGCTCAAATTCTAATTTAATTGATTTGCCTGCAGTTATTTCAGGTGGAGTTGATTTCGAAGAAGCTAAATTAAAAGTTATTATTCCTCCTGCTGGCGGTCACGGATCAGATCCCTATAACGAGCTTTTTGCTGATAGAGTTTGTGTGTATAGTAAATTCTCAAACACAGAGCAAGGGATGATATCTACTGATAACGATTTTCGTCAAATTGGTATCATATCAAATCCAAAACTAAACAATTTAGACGTTTTCTGTAACACGACATTAACAGTCGGAAGTTTTTCTATCGGAGAAAAAGTTAGTCAGTTCAAGAATATTAGATTGGCTGGAAATGTCACAGTTTCTACTACAGCAAACACTATCACAAAAACAGATACAGGTAAAATATCTACGACAATTACTATTGTTGATGGTGGTACTGGATATAATTCTACTGTTAATAACTCTTTGGTATTCTCTAATCCTCTTTCTGGCGGAACAGTAGCTGTCGCAACATTTGTAAATAGTAACCCAGGCGGAACTATTACCTCCATAACAGTTTCTAACCAGGGAACAAAATATGATTCTGCTCCTACAGTCTCGGTTGGGGGATCTACTGGATCAAATGCTGTTTTGATTGCTACTCTAGCTAATCCAGAAAAAACTTTCTTTGATGATTGTTTTCAAACTGGCGATTATGCTCTGGTATCAACGGAAACTAAAAACTGGATTAATGTTGTTTCTAGTGTTTCCAACTCAGACGTTATTGTTGTTTCCAGCAATTCACCGTTTAGTAATACCACAGCAAGAGTTTCAAAAATAGAAACTGAGGCGACTGGAACTGTTACCGCAATATCAACAGGACAGATAACTCTTTCTAATGTTTCTGGTGTTTTCCAGGAAGGAGCTAAGATTGTAGGACTTTCTTCTGGAACAACTTCAGTCATAAGAACATCAAACTCAGAATTTAATGCTCTGCAAATAAACGACAAAGATCCAAATCTCTTCAACGTTATGGTTCAATTGTCTCGTCTAGCTGGAAATTTACAAACTGGTAATAATTTCATAGAAGATGAAGAAATTAGTCAGACAAATTTGATACAGTATACACAACCAAAAGCATTTGTCCATCATATTGAAACGGGTGGTGGAGCTAACGATGATGTGCTTTACGTAACCAATGAAACTGGAATATTTGCTTTAGATCCATCAAATTTAAAACCCATTATCGGCGAATCTAGTGATGCTATATTTTCATATTTGTCAGCTAAATACAAAGGTGATTTTGTAAAGGATAGTGGACAAGTTATATATTTTGAAAACGTTCAACCAATTTCTAGAGATACTGATAAATCAGAAGTTGTTAAGATTATTCTGAGATTCTAGGAGAAGTTAATTAAATGCCTCTGAACACAGATTTTAATATATCGCCATATTATGACGATTTTGATAAAACTAAAGGGTTTGCTAAGATCCTTTTCAAGCCTGGGGTTTCTGTTCAGGTTAGAGAACTCAATCAACTTCAAACTATTCTAAATGACCAGATGGAAAATCTGGCAAATAATCTTTTCAAAAAAGGAACGATTATTGAAGGATGCGGTCTAACATACTTTTCTATTTTCCCTTATGTAAAACTAAAAGACTCAGAAGTAAACGGAGCTCCTGTAAACGTTTCCAGTTACGAGGGAATGACAGTAAAAAATTCTGTTGGCTTAGAGGCTCTGGTTGTTAAAACTGCAGATGGTTTTGAATCACAAAATCCCGATCTTAACACTCTTTTCGTAAAATATACTAATTCAGGAAATAATGGAAATACCTTTGCGTTTTCTGCAAATCAGGTTCTTACTGTATACGATAAAACATATCCTATCTTCAAATATGACATTAGTGATGGTTCTTCTGCATTCTCGAACAACGATTCTATAGTTGTTGTCTCGGCTATTGCTATTCAAAATTCTAGTGGCGGATCTGTTTTCCCAGCTGGAGCTTTTGCTAACGGGCACATCATTCAAAATAATGTGGCCAACTTACAAATTATTGAAACTGATAGCACAACAAACAATCAAGTTTTGATTCTTAGAGTTAAGCCATTGGCGGATGATCTAAAAACTGCAAACAGCGTTCTTTGGACATTTAGAGAAGGCGAAACTATCAGAAACGCCAATACAGCAAATACGGCTAACGTTGTAGCTATCATAGGATCTAGTGCTGCAGCTGTGTTGGTCACAGATTCATTAGGAAAAATTGTTTCGATCGAGCCAACAAATCTAGGATCCGGATATTACATCCAGCCTCACGTTACAGTTTCTATAACTTCTAACAGTTCAATCACAACCTCTGCTATTAATCAGCTTAATGTCGCCGCTCTCAATTTTAAAGCTTCAGTTTCTACTGCGGACAGCAGCAAAACTCCTATCGGAACAGGATACGGAGTTAAGGTGGCTCCAGGTGTTATCTACCAAAAAGGATTTTTCTCTAGAGTAAACGAACAAACTCTGGTTGTTAACAAGTATTCCAACACAGCATTTGATGCCGTTGTTGGATTTGATACAAAAGAACAAATCATTAATTCGAACCAAGACAATTCTCTGTTTGATAATGCCACAGGAAGTCCTAATTTCTCCGCCCCAGGATCTGATAGACTTAAACTGACTCCAGAATTAGTCGTGTTGACACCAACTCAGGCTCAAGCTAACGTTGACTTCCTTCCTATCATTGAGATAACTGATGGCGTTCCTTTCAGACAAAGATCTCAAACTGTATACAGCGTTATTGCTGATGAGATGGCCAAAAGAACATATGAAGAAAGCGGCAATTATGTCATCAATCAGTTTAACGTTTTGGCTAAGGATGAAAAGAATCTTGCAAATACCGCAAGCACCTTTAAAGTAGTTGTTGATCCTGGCACAGCCTATATCAAGGGATATAGAGTTTCCACGACTGGCAATTTTTCCAAGAGCGTAAACAAGGGAACAGACAATGTTAATCTGCCGACAGCCAAATCTCGGGTGGCATACGGATCGTTTATAAAAATCAATAATGTCGGTGGAGTTTTTCAGTTTAATCTTGGCGATGTTATTTCTTTATATGATACAGCTAAGAATTTTATTGCTAGTGTTTCTAATAATTCTAATGCTATTACTGCTCCTTCTGGAAACGCGATTGGTAGTGCCAGAATAAGAGGGATGCTCCCTGGGGATAATGATGGGGAGTGGCATCTTTACCTATTTGACATCAAAATGAATGCTGGCAAAAATTTTATAGACACCAGATCTGTTTACTACAACAGCACAAAAGTTGCTGTTGCTGACACAGTTCTTGAATCAAACAACACTATTCTCAGAGATGTTGGTTCTGGATTTAACGGATTGCTTGTCAAGAATCTAGAAGCGTCGAAATCTGCTAATTCTATAACCTATACGTATAGAACGTTTGGCACATCAAAACAAGCAAACACAACAGGTTACATCACTTTGACTCCAGGCGCTAGCGAAATATTTCCATATTCTGGAACTCTTGTTTCCGCCCAAAGAAAAGAATTTATGATAGTTCCCGATAACAACTATCAAGCTCAATCAAATGCTGCTGGAACTGTTACCTTCACTTCAACGACCGCTAATGTCACAGGAAGCGGCACTGCATTTTTGACTAGCTACAGGGCTGGTGATTATATTAAGGTGGCCAATTCGTCAAACACCGCAGTTGCTAAAATTCTTAATGTCGCAAATGACACGTTTATGACGCTTACCGCAAACGCTCCTTTGACAATTACTAATACTTCTTATTTGTATTTCCCCAACAACGTTCCAATTTCTATGACAAGAGACGGAAGAAGCATTGTTGTTGAGACAAACAACTCTATTACTATCTACATTGGTAATACTGTGGCTACTACTGCGGGATCTGCAACAAATATGGACGTTTCAGTCGCGTACAATATCACCAAGTCTGGCGTAAATCCCGACGCCAAATTAATCAAAAGAAACATATACTCTAGAATTGTTTGTTCCAATAATTTGGCTAAGACCAGTGGGCCATGGCCACTTGGAACTTCGGATGTCTTTAGGATGTCACAAGTTATCAAAGCAAATGGAGCTTCCCGAACAATCACGTTTAGCTCAGAAACAGCTGTCTCAAACACTGACGATTTTATCACAATATCCAGCAATCCATTTGCGAACGGCGACTCTTTAGTATATTCGAATACGAGTGGCACCGCAATTGGCGGTCTTTCTAATAACACCACATATTATGTTGTTGCTGCCAATTCAACAGGCGTAAAACTGGCTTCAACAAGAAATGGTAGTGCTATTGATATTACTGCAGTGTCTGGCGGCGGAAACCACTCTTTAGTGGGTTCTCCAATATATTTTACAGAAACCACCAATGACGTTTCTGACGTGACCAATGAATTTTATATTGATCATCGTCAAAGCGAAGATATGCTAGACATTTCTCATTTGGTAAGAAGACCTAATTATCCTTCTCTCTCAAACAATGATGTGTTGCTTGTAAAATATGACGCTTTCACATCAACACCTGGCGTTAAAACAGTTTCTTCTTACAGCGTCAACGATACCGCTAATGTTGCAACAATGGGCAACACAAGCATCAATACTCTGGAAATTCCAGAAGTTTGGGGAATCAATGGTCAGTATTACGACTTGAGAGATCAGTTTGACTTTAGACCCACAGTGGCCAATACTATTCCACTAACCTCAGAAGTATCTAATACTTCTATTGTAAACCCAATAGTTCCAACATTCTCGAACAAATTCACAGCTTCAGAAAAATACTTCCCAGTTTCTGATGCAGATTTAACTGCCAACGTTGTTTACTATCTTGGAAGAACTGATAGAGTTGTTGTTGGTGTAAACGAAAATATAGATGTCATTAAAGGTTATGCTGGTAAAGAAGAACCACCTCCAGCCCCAAGCGATACGATTACTCTTCAGCTTCTAGAGATCCCACCATATCCATCTTTACCAAAAGCTATGTCTCAAGATATGATCGCTCTGGCAGATACTAAGGTATATAATGGAAAAGGTTCTCAAAGAATATTCGAACATACAGTCACCACGCCAATTGATGCTAACAAAAGAGAAATTCTGCAAACCAAAAATTATAAAATGAAAGATATCGCCTCTCTCGAAAGAAGAGTTTCCGATATCGAGTATTATGTTTCTTATACTATTGCAGAAACTCTTGCCAAAACCAGATTTATTCCTTCCACTCTAAGTGGCGGTACTGATAGATTTAAAGTTGGATTCTTTGTTGATACGTTCTCAAACTATCAATATTCAGAAGTGCTTGATCCAGAATTCAATTCTACTATTGAAGACGAAAGGCTCACCGCTCATATTGAAGAAACTGTTATCGAGCTTAGACATGAATCTTCTCCAAACATTGGAGACTCCATCGCATCAGTTGATTATGTTGAAGTCACAGCATACAAACAAATTGAAGCAACAGAACTGGAGGCTCCAGTACCAGAAGTAGTTGATGTTGTTGATACTGTCATAACTCCTGGAGTGCCCACTACTACGACAGCGCCCATTGGTACAGTAGAACCGCCAGTTGTTGTGCAGCAAATCGTCTCAGAAATAAAAACAAATAAAAACACTAATTGGAGTTCAACGAGAGCTGTTTATGACGATTGGAATTTTACTATGTCAAAAACAGCTGGACCTGTGGAAATTTACATGAACCACAGAGCACGTTTTAATGCGATTGTAATTGAACAAGCTGAATCTGAGAATGGACCCTGGGTTGAAGTAATAAACAGTAATGGCGCTTTAGCAGTCACGCAAAATGATGTTCTCAATAAAGGTATTTCTTCTTTGCTTGACAATGTTGGATATTGGAAACTCGGCGTCAAATTTCTAGACACCTCTCAGTTGGTTCCAGGAACTTCGATTTACTGGTGGAGAGAACATCAAAAGTTTATATTCTCTCACAATCCAGACAATGGATTATATTATAGAGTCAGAGTGTATAAAGGCGGAGTAAGAGATAAAGCTTCTCCCGGAAAATACGAATATAAAATCTTCTATCCTGCGGATTTCGAAGTAGAAAAAACTTATGTAGTAAAAGAACCAAATGAATACATATACAACGGAGATGTCGTTGATGTATTCCCCAAAAACGTTCCTATTGGCGGTTCGAACATCAACGATCCCAATAACCAACAAGTTTGGTTCAGCCAGGGAATGGAAGAACAAATATCAGAAGCACAGAGACAAAATAACTACAATCCAAACTACTGGTGGACAAATGGATACGTTCATACGGTAGAGGTTATTGGTCTGAAACCAAACACGGTTCATGATCTATATTTTGATGGAACAAAAGCTACAGATAAATGCGAGCAAATCAGAACTACAACTGACAATGTTACTGGGCTAAAAACTGATGAAAACGGAACTCTAAAACTTAATTTCTACAATGACAGTCTTATTGATTTGTCGATGGTAAACACAACTTTTGCTCAAGATCAAATAAGAACTGGGCTAATACCGAGTGTTAAAGAGATTTCTGTTTCTTCGGCTGATATGTCTTCAGTAGCTACCAGTATCATTAATGTCTCTCCTTGGTTATCCAATCTAAACGCAGAAACAGATACTACTGAGTCTGTTTACAATTTAGCAGAGCTTTAACTAAATAGTTTTGAAACGATGTAAAGAAAGAAACAAATGAGTTATTATAACTATATTCAATCTTTTTATGCTGATTCAGAGGCCGTAAATGGTTCCCCAGAACTGATGGTAACTTCCATTGATCTTTACTTTAAAAATAAACCATATTCTCTGAACAACGACTCGGGTGTGCCAAAGCCACAAGTTGTTATGTGGCTTTGTGAAATTGAGAATAATCTGCCAGCCCCGAATAAAAAAATCAAAAACTCTACAACTTATGTAGAATGGGATAAAATTTCAACCTCATCTACTGCGGTTTCTTCAACAACATTTTCTTTCCGTAATCCTGTTGTTTTAAAGAGCGATAGATTTTATGGCATAGTTATTAAATTCCAAGACTCTGGATTCGTTTTGTGGCAGAATATCAAAGGTAATAGAATTGTCAACGAAACTGGCGTCACTCAAACAATATCATCAGGTTCTAGAAATACAACAGAAGGTATTCTTTATGCCGCTGTTTCGCAAGATTCTGACATCATCTCATATACAGATAGGGATCTAAAATATCAAATCAAGATTGCTAAATTTGACACCTCAAATAACTCTGTGTATGTAGTAAACAAAGATTACGAGTTTCTCTCAATTTCAAATACTGTTGGTGGATTTATTCCAGGCGAAATCGTTTATAAGCAAACAGCAAATGCAACAGGCAATGTTACTGTAAACGTATCAACAAACCTTGTAACAGGCGTGTCAACTGTTTTTGAAAATTTATATGAAGGGCAAAAAATAATCATCGACACTGGTGCAGCTTCTGATTATTTTTCTGTTAAATCTATCGTTTCTAATACAGAAATGTATATTGATCGCCCACCAAATTTCTCGGGTGTCGCCAGGTACAAAGCTCCAGTTTGCGGAAGAGTGTATCAATACTCTTCTCCCAACAAAACTTTATACCTTGATGACTCAAATGCAGCCAACTCTACTTTCAAACTGTCTGCAGCAGATAATCTAATCGGAGTAAGATCCGGAGCTAGGACCACCATCACAAGTGTGGATAGATTTAAGATAGACGCTTTTGTTCCTAAGTTTTCCGTCAATGGTCCTCTCGGAGGCACGTTTAATCTTTCTTACAAGATTGCTGGTGAGTCAAATACTCTTTCGTCTTCATTTGTGTCGTTCTCATTAAACGATATAAACAGAACAAACCAAATTTCTTACGTTCTGTCAAAGTCTCAAGAAGTTGATGGAACTTCACTATATGGAGCAGAAAAGAAATCCTTAGTTGCAAAAGTTGATGTTAACGTTTTATCAAACACATCATACACCGCTCCATTCGTCGATTGCGATGACATTGATCTTATTGTCAAGAAAAACTATATCTCGAACACATATTCTGAAACAAGAACATATGTTTCATCAGCGAACAGCAGCTATAGCTACTCAATGCCAAACTATGATACAGAAGTTGATAGAAATGGTATTGCTGTTTCGAAATATATTTCGAAAAGAATAAATCTCGGTCCAGGAGTATACGCCGAAGATCTTAAGACATATATCCTAGCATACAGACCTCCTGGAACAAACATCCGAGTTTACGCTAAGATTCACAATTCAGCTGATATTGACTCTTTTGATATTAAGTCTTGGACTCCTCTCGAACTAGATCAAAATAATGAAAAGTATTCAAACGAAAATAACAAAGATGATCTAATAGAGTATTCATACTCTTTCCCACAATACCCAGAAATTCTAGAAAATCTTGGGGAAAAGAACTTAGCGGAATATGGAAATAATATTATAGTAACAAACGTTTCTCTTGTAGCAAACTGTCAACAAGACGATATCATAAGAGTTTATAAACCAGGATTTGCTGAAACCAACCACGAAGTGTTTCAAGTTTTGGCTTCAAACTCAAGCACAATAACATTGAACAAACCCATAAGAAATACAGATATCGTAAATGGGCTTGGTCAACCATCAGTGTCAGTTGGTATCGATAAGCTGAAATATAAACAAATCGCCTTTAATAATATAGCCAATGACAATGTTGTAAGATATTATACGACATCTAAAAACGAGTTTGATGGTTATAACACAATGCAAATAAAGGTTGTTCTGCTTTCTGACAGTTCTAATAAAATACCAAAACTAGAACAATTACAGGCAATTGCTGTGAGTGTATAATGATTAAACAAGATTATATCAAAGATAAAAACAGCGGCGCTATTTTAAATATAAATACAAAAGAATTTGAAGAATTAAAGCATAGAAGAAAACAAGATAAACAACTGAGAGAATATGAAAAAAGGATAACACAATTAGAAGCTCGTGTTGTTGAATTGACAAATTCTTTGAGAGCAGTTTTGGAGAAACTTAGTGTCGTATCCAGTCAGTAACGTAAATATTCTAACAGAGACCTTTGAGTCTCTAATTATCAGACAAAACGTTTTAGCTTGGCTGACGACGAATGACGTTTTAACTGCAAACGCAACTGGCGCTGAAACGGGCAACTCTACAACTTCCAAAACTGGAAGATTGTATGGTATGTTCATGGCCAACAATATTGTTGCTCAAGACTCCTTACGAGGCGGAAACACTTCAACTTCTGGAACGCTGACAGTAACATCAAACGTTGATGTTTATGTGGCTGCTGCAGCCGCTTCTATTTTAAGACTCGGAAACTCGACTTCAGTTTCTGTAATTAATAGTGTTGGTGCTTCCTTTAGTAATAATGCCTCCAACACTAATATCACTGGCGCTTCTGTATTAATGCAAACAAATACAGTAGTTAACACAATTGCTAATTCAACAACCATAACAATTTCCAATGGCGCTGTCAATTCTCAAATGACATCAATTGGATTTGTGGCAGGTAATGTGGCTGCAAATCAAACAACACTTGTTGTTGGCGCAAATGTTGTGGCTAATACCACCTCTTTGTTTATAGGAAATTCTACTGTCAATACAGTTTCAAATAATAATGGTATGGTTGCCTCAAACTCAACATTTGTGACAACAGTTTCGAGATCTGGCGTATACAGCAATGGTGTTTTGGCTATAACTGGCCAAGCTAACGTCGCAAATAGTTTAGGAGTTGTTGGGGCTGTTGCATTTTCTAATACTCTTGCTGTGACTGGCGGTACCACTCTTTCTAATAATATAACTGTTGCTGGTCAGGCTAATATCAACAATAATTTAAATGTGACCGGAAACGTTTCAGTAAATAGCGATCTTATCGTTAAATCGGATTTAACTGTTCAGGTGTCAGCAAATTCTGACATCGGTACAGATATTGTCAATAATCTTTTAGTTTATAGATTCGCAAAGGCGGATTTCTCAACAGCCAAGCTTCTGGTTCAGGTGAAAAAAGGAACTAACACTCAGATTTCTGAGATCATCTTGGCCCACAATAACAGCGCAGCTGAGATAACAGTTTACGGTACAGTCAGTTCTCCACCATCAACAAGTTCTTCTCCACTTCTAGCGACATTCACAGCAAACCTAAATAACGCCAATGTGGAACTGTTTATCCTTCAAACACAATCTAGCAGCGCAGTAAAAGTCATAGCCGATTTAATCAAATAAGAGAAGTAAATGGTAGATCAAAGATTTAAAGCGGATAAAGGTTTACAAGTTGCTGGCGGCAACACCGAATTAACGACCAATACCTTCATCAACGCTAATCTACAAGTAAATTCAATCGCCTCGTTTGTGGCAAACGTTTCTATAAACGCTACGGCTGAGATGAACGGAAATCTTGTTCCTGCCTCAGGCGGAAGTTTATCTGTTGGAGAAACGTCAAAACGTGTATCATTGTTTGTGTCTCAGTTCTCTTATGCAAACGCCACACAACCCTCTCTTCCTGTCACCGCAAATAATTCAGATACGGTTTTCGGATTAGACGCTTCCAACACTGGCATAATTGTAAAAACTGGAGACAAAACAGGAACAGTAAGATCTGTTGTCGGAGGAAACACCGTTTCTATTACCAATGGAACAGGTGTTGGTGGTAATATGACAATATCAGCTGTTCTTAATACAGGATTGTCGTCAAATAGTTCTGGCATTTTCGTTAACGCCTCTTCAATTAACTCTGGAGTAGCTCCTATTTCTGTTGGTGGAACAGGTGCTAGTAGCTCAATGGCAGCTATTTTAAATCTTTTGCCAAGTATAGTAGGAAATGCTGGTAGATATTTAAGGGCTGAGACAGGAACTCTTGTTTGGGATTCCGGAGTCGGAACTGGATTTGTAGGATCTCAAGGTTTTGTCGGTAGTGTTGGATTCACAGGTTCTCAGGGTGTTGGATTTACTGGATCTCAGGGCATTACTGGTCTTACAGGCTCCCAAGGTATTCAAGGCGTTGGATTTACTGGATCCCAAGGTATCCAAGGTGTTGGTCTAACAGGTTCTCAGGGTATTACTGGTTTTACAGGCTCCCAAGGTATTCAAGGAATTGGTCTTACAGGCTCCCAAGGTATTCAAGGAATTGGTCTAACGGGATCTAGAGGAGACATCGGACTCACTGGATCTCAGGGTATTCAAGGCATAGGATTTACAGGATCCCAAGGTATTCAAGGAATCGGGCTCACTGGATCTCAAGGTATTCAAGGCGTTGGATTTACTGGATCTCAGGGTTTGACAGGAGTGGGATTTACTGGATCTATAGGATTTACTGGTTCAATTGGTCTTACAGGTTCTCAGGGTATTCAAGGAATCGGTCTTACGGGCTCCCAAGGTATCCAAGGTGTTGGATTTACTGGATCTAAAGGCGATATTGGTTTAACTGGATCTCAAGGTATCCAAGGTGTTGGATTTACTGGATCAATCGGATTTACTGGATCTGCTGGAGGATTTACAACAAATTCCAACGCTCAGGTAAATTCCCTTGGGGTCGGAACTGCTCCGAATAACACAACTGGTGAAATTTTAGCTAAACTGCTTAGAGACTCAGATAATACTGCATACTATTGCGATCCAGCAAGTTTCAGCGTGTTTAATTCTTTGACTATTGGTGGCGATACTGACATATATCTTTATGAAGACCCAACAAATGCTCTTACAATTAGACATGGTACTGTTGGTTCTTACAAATACACCAGATTTGAAGCTGGAGGTGGACTGTCTGTAAATAATGGTGGTCTTGGAGTAGGAACGGCTGCATCAGGAACCTCCGGAGAAATACGCGCCACAGACAACGTTACTGCTTATTATTCTTCTGATAAGCGTCTGAAAGAAAATATTCAAACCATTGAAGATGCTCTGCAAAAAATAAAAAGAATAGATGGAGTAACTTTTGATTGGAATGATGAATACATAGAAAATGCTGGCGGAGAAGATGGCTACTTTATTAGAAAAAGAGATGTTGGTGTGATAGCTCAACAGCTTCAGGAAGTTTTACCAGAAGCAGTTGCAGAAAGAAAAGATGGTATTTTAGCAGTTAAGTATGAAAGGATTGTTCCACTTCTGATTGAGGCGATTAAAGCTCTCAGCGAAGAACTTGAACTGCTTAAACAGAAATAGATTTATTTTCTAGCAAAGTGATAATCGCCCTGAGTTCCAAACTCAACAAAGTTTGGCGTTACTAGAGCAAATCCAATACTGTCAAGATACTCAATAACTTCTTTGTTCATTGGGGCTCCGATATTATATTCTTTATGCTGTAGCTCTAGTATCAGATGTTGGCAGGATTTTAAAGTTTCCTGAGCTCCTTTGAGAACATCAAGCTCTGCACCCTGAACATCCATTTTGATCAGATCAGGTTTGGGAAAGTTTTTGTTTTTAACTACTGAGTCTAGAGTTATTGATGTCTTTTCTATTTTGTTCGGGAATAGCTTATCTGCATCTGGACTATATTCGGTGTTTTCTTTATAGTAACTGTTTCCTCCAGGATGCTCTACGTTTTGATAGAATCCTATTTTCTTACCATCAACATCACTGAGTAGCCCAACATGATATGGAATATTTTTTTCTTTATATAAAAATTCTAGCTCATCCATCGCATCAAATGCTATGTATTGAGAGTTTGGCCAAACGTGTTTTGCGCAATTTGTCCAATGCAGAACGCAAGCTCCAATATCATAGATAACCTTGGGTTCAACCTTTTTAGATTTCATTTTTACCAGATATTCATAGTGGGCTTGCAGCATGAGAGGTCTATCACCAAGATCTCTTAGTTTTCTTTTTTGTTCTTCTAATTTAAAATCAATATTAACTTTAAATGTGTGATAACCAATATGATCACAGATAATAGAAGTGTCCGCCCAGATTCGGAATCCTTTATTTTTTGCTTGTACGCAAAAATATACATCTTCGCTTACGGTATTTTCAATAGTTAATGCGCTTTTGTAAACAAAATGTGGGTATGGAATGGATTTAAAAATTTCCCCCTTTATCAGAACGCAACCAAATCCACAACCATCTATCTCAACTAATCCCTTTCCTCTAATCTCTTCCCAATTCACATGAGGCATATTACCATATACGTCTTTTCTCATAATTTCAATCGTGTGGGTGCCAGGAATACGCTGAATATAAATTCCGCTTACCATATCAACATTGTGATTTAACATTCTAACAAGAGTATCAGGAGCAAAAGTTATATCGCTATCAACGGCAAACAAATAATCATAATTACAATTGATAACCCAATTGGCTATTAGATTACGAATTTGATCGATTTGATATCCATAAAAATATTGAAAATCCGCTTCATAACCTTCAGGAATAATCAAATCATAAATGCTCTTGAATGTTTGCGCCTCAATATTTTTATTTGTTGGGATAGCAATTAATATTCTTTTTTTAGAATTTAAAGTTTGCATAATAACTTTGTCCTGTTCGTCTTTATTTACTTTATAATCATTGATGGGGCTGGCGTCATTGTAATTGCAAACAATATCAGAAACAACATATATTTTATGTGGATGACAATTATTTATTGCTGTGTAGAATGTAGAAAGATCTCCACCAGCTTTGAACCAGTTTCCTTCTTTATCTTGAAATGCAGAATCTGGAGCCCACTTCAACAAATGCGCTTTCATCGTTCTCAAATGTGTGTAGGGCACATTCCAATTGAACTTATAGTTTTTGTAATTTTTAGTTTTCTTTATTTCAGGAGGATAAGGTTGGCTGACTAAAGGAATGTTATCAACCATACTCCAACAAGATCCATACGTGAAGTCGTTGTCATAATGTATGTGATTATAATATGTGAATATGTCCGGATCATTTGTTAAACTGTCGTCACCGTCCAACATTACAACTATATCATTGTCGTTTAATTTTCTGATAGATTGGATATGATTGTATGGGGCTCCGTTTCTATTTGAGTTGACAATAACCTTAAATTTATCTTTTATATCGTTTGGCAGAGAGTTGATTAGATCCAGTGCGGCTGCAGAACCATTATCAGTGCTGCAGTCATCAATTAGCCAATGCTCGTAGTTATCGTAATTCTGCGCTGCCACACTTGAAATGCAGCGCTTAATATAAGGCTCGGCGTTATAGAAAGGACTGATAACAACAATACGTTGTTCGGGTTTAAGTTTGGGGGCTACCCATTCTTCAGGAGTGCTTGTGCGGCGATTAAATATTTCGTGATATTTCGTTTTGGTGTAATTTGCTTCAATGCTTTCGCCACGGCTTAGATAGAGACCGAGCCTTTTATAGATGTGCTGTTTCCATTCAAGCGCCACAACATTCCAACCAACCAAAGGTTTAATTTCGTCTAATTTGTTCATTTTTTCTTGACGATCTGGATCGTTATAGGCCTGTACGACCATATCAACAAATTTTTCAGCTTGTGCATTAATATCAATATTAGGATAAACAACATTTGGCGTTGCGGAGTATTCAATCATATAAGCTTGTGGGCTCCCAGTTTCTTCCAGAGCTCCGAATCTACAGCCAATGATGAGAGTGTTTGCATAAAGGGCTTCTAGTGTGCTTATTCCATAGGTTTCTGGGAAAGCTGTTGGATAGATAAAGAAACTTGCAGCTTTGCACCAAACAGCCACTTCTTTTTGACTGATAATCCCAGTAAATGTTATGGTCGGATCTTCCATAAATGGCTCGACCAGTTTCATAAACTCTGATTCTTCAGTATCGTTAGCCACAGCATTTCCGAGTTTATAATGTCCTCCAATTACCGCCAGTCTGGCTTTTGGGATTTTTTGTTTGACTCTGGGCCAGACATTTTTGAGCAGAGGTTCTAATCCCTTGCTCATGTTAGCATTGAAAATGAACAGATCAGGGTTTTTCTCGACAGTTTTGATGGGGTATCGGGTAATACCATTACGGGTAATCCACATATGATTGCGAAGAACTTCGAAATTTCTTGGTTTGCCGTGATTGCAGTTAGTCACATAGTTATAGTGAAAATCGCTTAAAACCCAAATTTCGTCTATAGCCTTTGAAGTAACAAGATCTTCTAAAATCTCATCGCCCCAGCAAAACGTATCATGCATCCAAAACACTTTAAGTTTGGCGGCTTCTCTCATTTTTTCAAACTTTTGGAAAGGGATTTTTCTGTTGGTTGTTTGTTGCCAGTTATACCAAGGTTTGGTGATAAATGGAGTAACAACTCTGCTTGATATCAGAACATCATATGTTTGCTCGTCGTTTCCGATATCTGAAAGAGGTCTGTATTTTACGTTATCATATACGCCTGGACGATTTCCTTCTTCATCGCAAGCACAATAAACAGTAACATCAAATCCTTGGTGGGCCAATTCTTTGGCGCTGAGAATCACTGCACTCTCGCTCCCTCCAAGACCTTTGGTCTTTAATGTTTCCCCATCATAACTCATTCCTGTAATATCGATGTAAGCGACGCGAACTTCTTTTTCTTGTGGTAATCTCTGTGTGTTGCTGGCGGGCTCGGTGACTATAATATCCTCTACGTTTGAGAACCTTTTTCCAAAAGTTTTTCTAACTCTATAATTAATCCAATTAACTTTCACCAACTCTTCGTCGGTCATCTGTTTATTGAATTTACGATAAAAATGCTGTTTCCATTGGAGCGCCACAGTATCCCATGTACTAATGTCTTTAATAGCGTTACACGCATACTGTTTCTGTTGATGAATATATGGGTTTGATACGACTGACAAAACAAGATCAACATATTTGTTGATCTGTTCCTCGGTATTGATATTCGGGAACAGTACATTGGGCTCGACTGCATAATCTATAAAATAGCTGGCAGCTTTGGTTCCGCTTTCTTCCATCGCTCCGAATCGAGTTCCGATAACAGGAGTATTATAATTGATGCTTTCTATTGTGCTGATGCCGGATGTTTCCGGATAGGCTCCAGGAAACAGATTATAGGTTGCTTGTGCCATAATCTTGGCGATCTCAGGCTGGGGAATAATGCCTGTGAATTCGATTGATGGATCTTTTTCACAGCTTTTTACAAGACCGCGCCATTCTTGCTGTGCTGGGCTTAGATCTTCATTTCGAAACTTGTAATAACCACCGATGATCTTGAGTTTGGCCTGGGGCAAATGTTGTTTGAGTCTGGGCCAAATACGTGTTACCAGAGGGATCATGCCCTTGGTAATACTGGCGTTATAGACGAAAAGATTGGGATCTTTTTGTTTGATATCAACCCAATCGATCCACCTGTTGATAGCGTTTCTTGTGTGGAATATTTTATTTTTAAAAACTTCGTATTGACGTTTTGGGCCATGGGTGCAATTTGTTGTATATGCGATATGCCAATCGCTCAGATTGAACACTTCATCGACATGATTGTTAACCAGAAGATACTCGAGCAGGTGATCGCCCCAGATAAACGTATCCTGCATCCAGATAATCTTTAACTGTTCTGGTTTTTGCACCTGAGTGAAGATATCAGGATCATAGTCTCTTGGAGCAGGCTGTCTAACCTGATCATAAAGATGTTTTGGAGTAAACGGAATAACGGTTCTTTGACTGATCACAACATCAAAGTTAAATTCTTTCTGGCCGAGCATTGCAATTGGATAATACCGGACTCCATCATAGACTCCAGGTTCTGTCTCGGAAGTATCACAGTCATTTAAAACTGTTACCTCGAATCCAATTTTTACTAATTCTCTGGCGATAGAAATAATAGAGCTTTCGCTTCCGCCAATACCTTTTTTCGTTAGAGTAGAACCATCATAATTAAGTCCAATACAATCAATAATTGCTATTTTTATGTTGTTATTCATTAAACCCATCCTATAAATAGAGCAAGAACTATTATTTATTGACGCAAAGTAGCAAAGTTTGGCGTGTCGCTCTTTAATAAATAAGAAAAAACTTGGAGGTTGAGAATAATGGCGATTAAAGCAAATTTAGTCATCGATCAGGGATCAGATTTTATACAGGATTTACAGGTGACCCATGCAAACAGCGCTTCAATCAATCTAAGCGGTTATACTGGCTCTGCTATGCTCAGAAAAACATATACTTCTGAAGCACAAAAAACGTTTACTGTGACTACAAATCAAAATGGAATTGTTCAACTGCGACTTAATTCTGCAAACACTGAAAGTTTACAGCCAGGGCAGTATGTTTGGGATTGCGAGCTAACTGAAATTAATAGTGGGATCGTCACGAGAATAGTAGAAGGAATTGTTACTGTAACTCCATCTGTTACTCGCTAAGGAATATTTAAATGCCACCTCCAATTCAAGTTATACTATATCCTAATACAGCGATTAATGTAGAGTTTGTACAAAACACACCATTCAAAGTTAAGTTAAAAGAATATCCAACTCAGATCATTTACCCTCTTCCTCCTAATAACATTTATGGTGCCAACATATATGCAACAAATGCTGTATTTGTCGGAAACTCAACAGTAAATGTTTCTATCAACTCTACTTCTTTTAGTGGAACTTCCAACAATTCTATACATTTTGGTAATTTAACTTTAGCAAACGTACAAGCCCAAATAACAGGTAATGCTGCCACCGCTTTCTCAAATGCAGTGTCAACTTCTGCCTCAGGAGCGGCTCTTATTTACCAAACTATGGCTGGTCTATCGGCCAATGTCGCAACACTAACTTCTAATAATTCAACAAATTTTGGTGGACTGTCTCTCGCAACAGTACAGGGTCAAATAACAGGAAACGCGGCGACAGCTTATACAAACGCTGCGGCTTATGCAGACACTAAAGCTTCAGCTGCTTATAGTAACGCCATTGCGTATTCCGGAAACGCCTCTTTGGCTTACGCAAATGCTATAGCCTACGCTGACAATAAAGCAGCTAATGCGTACTCTAACGCAGTTTCTTACACTGATATCAAAGCTGCAAACGCCTATTCAAACGCTATCGCGTATGCTGACGACAAAGCCGCGAACGCTTATTCAAACGCCACAACTTTTGCTTCAAATGCAACAAATATTACTTCTGGCACTCTTAACACGGCCAGACTCCCAGCAACAGTCAACGTTGCAACAGCGTTAAACATTGGTTCTAACGTTAACGTTAACACCTCTGTAATCCAGATTGGTAACTCTACCGTCAATACTGTTATCAATTCTTCTTCTATTGTAACTTCTTCGGTCACATTCGGAAACACAAACGTTACTGGGGATCTGATTGTTTCTGGAAACGTTTTCTTTAATGGCCCAACAACTAACGTAAATTCTACCAATCTTGTCATCGAAGATAAAAACATTATACTTGGAGACGTAGCTACACCAAGCGATTTTACTGCCGATGGTGGTGGTATTACTCTAAAGGGTGCTACGGATAAAACTCTAACTTGGGTTGATGCCACTGATGCCTGGACTTCATCTGAAGATTTTAATCTAGTTTCTGGAAAAAGCTATGAGATTAATGGTGTTGTTGTTGTCAACTCCACCTCACTCGGAACTGGTATATTAAGTTCTTCTCTAACTTCAGTTGGTAATCTGACAACACTGAATGCTGGCAACACAACCATAACTGGATTCGCTAACATCTCTTCACATCTTACTGTTGGCGGAAATGCAACTTTTTCTGGTAATGTAGATTTTGATTCCGGAACTCTATTCATTGATAATGTCAATAATAAAATTGGTATTAGTAACACTTCGCCGTTATCTAAATTTGTTGTTCAAGATTCGTTAACTGCTAACGATACTTCAACTGTTCTTATTGCTCCTACATGGAATGCGACCGCCAATACATTTACCGCATTTAAAATCAATGCGACGGATACTGCTTCTAACAGTAATAGTTTGTTGATGGATCTACAAGTTGGCGGAAGCAGCAAATTTAAGGTTTCCAAAGCTGGTATTGTTACCGCTTCTGATGATGGATATCTGGCTGGCGGTCGGGCTTGGTTCTCGCAATATGGGGCATTTTTAAAGTCTGACGCGATTATATCGTGGGGAAATGCAACATCGTCATATTCTAGTGCTGACACCATTCTAGCTCGAGATGCTGCTGGTATTTTGGCGCAACGCAATGGTACAAACGCCCAAGCTCTTAGAGTCTATGACACATACACTGACGCTTCCAACTATGAACGAGTTGTGCTTTCTGCTACTGAAAATAATTTAGGATTTGTTGGATACGAAGCAGCAGGAACTGGTTCTAATAGAAACTTTGCTGTAAGAGGAGCTCAGGTACTTTTACAAACAGGTAGCTCAAACAATCGCTGGATTGTTGATGGTAGTGGTCATTTCACGGCAGCAACAGATAATACCTACGACATCGGCGCAAATGGAGCAAATAGGCCAAGAAACGTTTATGTTGGCACAAACGTAACTGTCGGCGATACTGTAACTGCAGCTAATTTTTTTGCTGGGGCCACAGGAACATTTATATTTAATGGAAGAAGCAGAATTCTTTCTCCAAGTGATGGAGTTTTAGGATTATACAATAACGGTTCAACAGACTTCAACCGTCTCCAGTTTGGTGGCACAACCTCAAGTTTCCCCGCTCTCAAGCGCAATAGCGCTGAGATAGATGTAAGACTTGCCGATGATAGTGGATATACAAGTATAACAGCAGCCACAGTTTATGCAGCGCAAAATTTTAGAGCAACATCAAACACTAGTGTTATCTCTTTGGGTTCCTCTAATGATATTGTTCTTGCTCGTGATGCAGCAGACATCCTCGCCCAGCGGCGGGGCACGAACGCTCAAACGTTTAGGATTTACAATACATACACTGACTCGAGCAATTATGAGCGGCTAAACATCTTATGGTCTGCAAACACAGCGTTTGTGGAAACGCTTGCGGCAGGCACAGGAGCTGCGCGAAGCCTTATCATCGGCTCCAATGGGTCTGGAACAAATCTTGGGTTTATGTCCGCTGGGACAGTTAGATGGCGTGTTAATTCCAATGGCCACCTGACGGCGGAAGTTGACAACACCTACGACATCGGCGCGAGCAATGCCACAAGACCGCGCAACGTGTTTGTTGCTGGATATGGATCATTTGGAACTTATAGCGGATCAGACTTAGGGGCTGGTGGTGTATCTGTATCCAATCATATTGTGATGATTGGTTCGAGCTCCTCTAGATCTCAAAGATCTGTTATATTTGCAAGTAGTGGCGGAGCAAGAAGAGGGGTGGTTTCTTCTGAGTGGATAACAAGCGATCTTCCAGTGGAATTTAGTAATGGTTCAGTTTTATTTGCTGGATTTTCTAACACGGGTAATTTTGGTATAAGCAACAGCGCACCAACCCACAAATTATCAGTAAACGGCAACGTTTATTTCGGCAGTACTCTAGACGTTCTCAATTCAGTTACTTCTGGAAACCTGACCGTAACTGGATTTGTCAATGCAAGCGTCAGCGTAAACTCTGCTCTTGTTACTGTTGGTTCGAACGTTTCTCTTAACACAACAACTCTGTCTATCGGAAACTCTACTGTCAATACCGCTATAAGCGCTGCAACTATCACCATTAACGGAGTTAATGTCAACACAGCTATCACTTCAAACGCTGCTACGGCCTACTCTAATGCTGTTACTTATGCAGATGCAAAGGCTGCTACGGCTTATTCAAACGCTACTGCTTATGCTGCTTCTAACACTTATGTAAATTCCACGTTCCTGCCATTGTCTGGCGGAACTCTAAACGGAAATCTAACGATTAATGCAAGCGCCAACGTTGTTTCTAATCTTGCTGCCAATAACGTTACTATTAGAGGTGACGTTCAGATCGACGGCAACCTGACTGTTTCAGGAACAACTGTTACCATCAGCGCAACAAATTTAGCTGTTGAAGATAACATGATCTATCTTAACGATGGATCAACAACTTCTAATCCTGATCTTGGATTTGCCGGAAACTATAATGATGGTTCTTACAAACATGCTGGTTTCTTCCGCGATGCAACTGATGGCATCTGGAAAGTTTTTGATAGCTATACTCCTGAGCCTGACGCAAGCGCTTATATTGACACCAGCAATGCTTCTTTCAGAATAGCTAATTTCCAAGCTAACGTTATCACAGCAAATAGCTTCAGCGGTAACGGAAGCAACATAACAACAATCAACGCTGATAGTATTTCATCAGGAACGCTTAACACTGCTAGACTGCCAGCCACCGTAAACGTATCAACAGCTTTCAATATTGGCTCCAATGTTAATGCCAATACTTCTACTCTGTTTATCGGAAACTCCACTGTTAATACTGTTATCAGTGCGGCCACAATAACAATCAATGGTGTCAATGTTAATACTGCTATCACCAGCAACGCGGCGACAGCTTACTCTAATGCCATAGCTTATTCAGGAAATGCGGCTCTGGCTTATGCTAACGCAATAGCTTTCTCGGCAAACGCTGATAATATTTCTTCTGGCACTCTAAACACTGCTAGATTGCCAGCAACAGTTAATGTTTCAACTGTGATAAATGTTGGAGCTAACGTAAACGTCAATACTTCAACAATACAGATTGGTAACTCTACCATCAATACTGTAATAAGTGCTGCTACTATTACGATCAATGGAGTAAACGTTAATACTGCTATTACTAGCAATGCAGCAACAGCCTACAGTAACGCTATTGCATACTCAGGCAACGCTGCTCTGGCTTACTCGAATGCTACTACGTTCGCTTCAAACGCAGATAATATTTCTTCGGGCACGTTAAACACTGCTAGACTTCCTGCAACAGTTAATGTAACCAGTGTTCTGAACGTTGGGTCTAATGTCAACGTCAATACTTCTGTGATTCAAATTGGCAACTCAACTGTTAACACAGTTATCAACTCTTCCAGCATTGCAACAGGCTCCGGAACATTCGGAAATACCACGATTACTGGCGATCTTGTTGTTTCTGGAAACGTGTTCTTCAATGGACCAACCACAAACGTCAACTCAACAAATCTTGTTGTTGAAGATAAGAATATTGTTCTCGGAGACGTAACCACACCAAGTGATGTGACGGCAGATGGTGGTGGTATCACTCTCAAAGGCGCGACAGACAAAACCTTTAATTGGGTTGATGCGACTGATGCCTGGACTTCTTCAGAGCATCTAAATCTTGTTTCAACCAAGAGCTATCAGATTAATGGTGCTGTTGTTGTTAACTCAACTGCTCTGGGAACTGGGATTGTAAGCTCTTCGCTGACTTCGGTTGGTACTCTAACCACTCTATCAACTGGAAATACTACGATTACTGGATTTGCTAACGTATCTTCTACACTACAGGTTGGAGGAAATGCAACTCTTTCCGGAACTCTACAAACAATATCTGGTAACGTTAACGTTGATTCGGGTGTTCTTTTTGTTGACGCAACAAATAACAGAGTTGGTATTAACACAACAACACCTTCGGCGGCTTTACACGCAATTAGTGATAATATTGTGTTTCAGGGTGTTGGGGGTGCAAGTTTATCAGTCATAAATGGTAGCGGTATTCGCGCAACCTCTGAATTGTATCTTGATACAGTAGCGTCAACTGGCGGTGACATTTTTATTAGGCCAAGAACAGCCACTGCAATTACTATTAAAAACACAACAGGCGATGTCGGAATAGGCAACACTGCGCCAACTCACAAACTTTCTGTTGCAGGCGATATTTACAGAGGCACATCTTCAACTTATAATAGTTTAATTGATAATAGTGGATTTAGAGCTACTGTTCCAAGTGGAGCAACATCTAATCTTAGATTGATACAAACTGGAATTGCAGATATTACTATCAATAATGAAGCAACAACAGGATCTCTGGTAACATCAGGACAAAATACTACGGAATTTCGTACAGCTACGACTGCTCAAACGTTGAAATCTTATAACACATTTACGGATGCGAGTAACTACGAACGTCTTGGAATTAATTGGACTTCGAATACACTGCAAATTTTAACTGAGCGAGCAGGAACAGGAACAAGCAGAGATCTGCAAATTGGTACTGCGGGCACTTCAGATTTTTATATTCGTACAAATAATACTGATCGTTGGAGAGTAACATCTACTGGTCATATGTTAGCTCATGCAGACAACACATATGACATCGGCGCAAGCGGCGCAAATAGACCTAGAACAGGGTATTTTGTAACGTCAGTTATTGTAGGTACAGATACAAAGTTGACAAACGGCGTAATTAGCACGCTTAACATCAACAACGCCGACAATACTAATACACTATGGGCTTTTGCTAGTAGCTCCGCAAACGCAACATTTTCATTGGGCGCAACTACCCCTATCATGCGTTTCAGCGGCTCAACATCCAGCTTCCCTGCCTTAAAACGCAACGGAACAGCAATTAATGTTCGTCTTGCAGACGATTCTGCAGATGCTCCGTTGACAGCTTCTCAGATTACACACAATACAAATTTGGTAACGACATCAGAAGCTACAACTCTGGCAACAACAACCAAAACTCAGGTTGCGTCTTTCGCTTCTGCTTCTTTCCGTTCTGGTAAACTAATGGTCCAGGCTTACGACTCTGTCACTGGCGAAGTCCAAATATCTGAACTACTGGTAGCCCACAATGGAACCACAGCATCATCTACCGAATATGGTGTGGTGTTTACAGGCTCTGCAGCATTAGCTACATATGATGTGGATATATCAGCAGGAAATGTCAGGCTGATGGCGACAAGAACTACGACTAACTCTACCCAATACAAAACTTCAGAAATGTTATTAATAGCCTAGGAGAATATAAATGACAACCTTTACAGTTACAATTGAAGACGAATCTCACCTTGATGGAATCACAGCAGCCAGAGAAGCCTACAATACTTCTGTTGGCGCAACAGTTACGAACGAGCAGGGTGAACAGGTTCCAAATCCAGCACTACTGGCTACTGACGAAGAATATGTGCAGTTTGTGATGTCAAAAGCTGCCGAGAGTTATTCAAAACAATATAACACTTAAAAGAAAAAAGACTTTATAAATATAAAAAACGGCTTAACTGGGGAAAGTGGAACCGGAATGGCAAATGATAAAAAATTTGTAGTCAAAAATGGACTACAAACTTCTAACATTAATTTCGTTGATTCGAATGCAAACAATACAGTTTTTGTTGAAGTATCAACAACAATTGCAAACACAGTAACGTTTGCCGGAAATGTCCACGCAACTGGGTTCGTCGGATCTGGTACAGGATTAACCCAACTTAACGCCACTAATATCAGCACAGGAACAGTAGGCACTGCTCGTCTTGGTTCTGGAACCGCCAACACAACAACATGGCTAAGAGGTGATGGATCTTGGCAGGTAGGCCCACTTGGTTATACTGGTTCTGTTGGATTTGTTGGATCTAAAGGCGACATTGGTTTCACAGGTTCAAAGGGTGACATTGGATTTACTGGATCTGCAGGATTTGTCGGATCTCAAGGCATTCAAGGAGTAACTGGTTTTACTGGTTCGCTGGGTGCTACTGGTCCTACAGGCCCTACTGGACCTCAAGGAGCTACTGGTTTTACAGGTTCTCAAGGTATTCAAGGCGTCACAGGATTTACAGGATCACAGGGAATACAAGGCGTTACTGGATTCACAGGATCAGTCGGTTTTGTTGGATCTAAAGGAGATATCGGTTTTACTGGTTCATTAGGAGCAACAGGCCCAACTGGCCCAACTGGTCCTACTGGATTTACGGGTTCTAATGGATTTACAGGTTCGTTAGGTGCCACAGGACCCACAGGACCCACTGGATTTACTGGATCTGTCGGCTTTGTTGGTTCAAAGGGTGACATAGGATTTACTGGCTCGACAGGATTTACAGGATCTAAAGGTGATATCGGTTTCACTGGTTCTGTTGGTCTAACAGGATCTAAAGGTGATATCGGTTTCACTGGATCAAAGGGCGATATCGGTTTCACTGGCTCGACAGGATTTACTGGATCAAAGGGCGATATCGGTTTCACCGGATCTTCGGGCGCGAGCATCCTTGGAACAAACAATACTTGGAGCGGCGTAAACACATATGGCACAGTAACATACCCACTAACTTTATCAAATGGAGCATACTTAAGGTTTTATAGTTCAGGTACCGATTGGGCTATAGGAAAACCAGACGCGGATCAACTTATATTATATCGTGGCGCGACTGCATGGCTTCAGTTTGATTCTTCTGGCAACCCATTTATAAATTCCAATAAACTTTGGCACGCTGGGAACGATGGATCAGGTTCTGGCTTAGATGCAGATTTATTAGATGGTTATAATATTGGAACTTCTGGTGGAGCAGTTCCTCTACTGAATGGCACTAATACGTGGGGTGCTACGCAAACAATTACTAATGGCGGAGCAAACAGTATTGGATTAACTGTTGGCAATTCTCAATCAATTCTTGACGTCTCTGGTGGAGATGGAGCATATTCGTGGTTAGGATCAAGAACTTGGGGTTTTGATATACGTTATGGAGCTTCAAACGCTTCAACTGGTTTCAGAATGACGAATGCAGGCGTTTTATATGCAGGAACCTCTAACTTAATTTGGCACGCTGGGAACGATGGATCTGGCTCTGGATTAGACGCTGATTTGTTGGACGGTTATAACATAGGAACTTCTGGTGGTACTATTCCTCTGTTGAATGGTACTAATACATGGAGCGGAACACAAAATATTCAAATGGCCACAAACAGCAATTTGTTTGACCTGACTGATAATACAGTAGGAACAAAATTAAGATTTGTTCCTGTTGAGATTTCGGGCACCAGAAGAATGCATTTCTTGTTTAGTCCTGATGGATCAACCCCTTCTAGCCTAGGATATTTTGATAGCACTGGTATAGAATTAGCTTCTGGAAAAGCCTTTAAAGTGAACGGAAGCACAGTCTGGCATGCTGGCAACGATGGCTCAGGCTCTGGATTAGACGCTGATTTGTTAGATGGCATTAATTCGTCTGGATTTGCTCGTTTAGCCATCACAGGCAGTCAAACGTTTGGAACAGGAGCTACTTCTGAGGCTGGAATTATTGTTAATGGTAACAATTCTGGAACTAATGGAGGTTCTTATGTTTCTGTTCAATATGGCGGTGTTACTTCAGTTGCAATAGGCAATGCTTCGGCTATATTGGGCGGAGCTTTTAATTCTACCTCATTAATCTACTCAGGAACAGGAGCTATTTATTTTAACAATACCTCTAACTTGATGTGGCATTCTGGCAATGATGGTGCAGGTTCTGGCTTAGATGCAGACTTGTTGGATGGTTATAATACCTCAACATCCACAACTGTTAATACTGTAGCTGTTCGGGATTCTAATGGTAGTTTATTAGCACAACAATTTGCTGCCTACTCTAATGCTCCGTATTTTGAGTGGTATGAGAATGATGCTACGACAGATCAAAAACGATGGAGAATGATTGGTGATGGTGGAGGAACGCTTAGTTTACGTGCAGTAAATGACGCCTATAACTCTGAAACAATAGCTATGAATTTTTATCGTTCTGGAACTACTGTTACTGGAGTAGATGTTTATTCCCCATATGTGCAAGTAAACAAAACTTCAGATGCTGGATTTATTTCAACATCCAACTATCCGTTTTTTGATCTTAGAGATGTTGATGCAGGTACCAATGAGAAAAACTGGAGATTTGAAGCAGGAAATTCTACACTAAATCTTGTTGTTTATAATGATGCATTTACGGCTAGCAGTTATCAATTTACTGTGCGAAGATCAGGTAGTGCATTAACAAGATTTGACGTTGCAACTGTTTTAAATCTTACCGATGCTGTTGCTAATGATAGAACAGAACTAAGATTTAGCGGTGGATTAAGGCTGTTTAATAAAGACAATAGCTCGATTTTATTTGGTACCACAAATACACAAAGAATGGAAATTAACGCTTCGGGCAACATAACTGCCAGCGTTGATATACGCTCTCCAATATATTATGACAGCAATAATACAGGATATTACGTTGATCCAGCAAGTACATCAATAATTAATAAAATTAATATTCCTTCTGGATCCCAGTCGATCAATACTACTACACCAGGTATTACTGAATATCAATTAAATTTTACTGGACAAGCTACTGCTGATAATGCTCAAGCAATAACATGGGGTTGGGGTGCTAGTGGTGCACAGGCTGGTGTCTATGTTCAATCTTCTGGTTCATATGGCACTAAAATGTATTTGGCTACCACGGATTCGTTTGCAGCAGGCTCTAAAACTGCATTAACAATTGATCATCTTGGAATTATAACTACTAATCGCAACTATTTACAGGCTACAGATTCTCTCCGCGCTCCAATTTTTTATGACAGCAACAACACATCGTATTATATAGATCCTGCCAGCACCTCAAATACAGCTTTACGGATGAGAGGTGGTGCTCTTTTTGGACCAAATACTTCCTGGTCTGCATATCTGTCAATAGGAACAGATGGTCACGCCAGTGCTTCTTATGCTAGTGTTGCGACAACAAACGGTAATTTGCACATAGATGCTGCTTCTGGTCTAGATACATATATTAATTATTATGCTGGGAATAATTTTTATTATGCTTATGGCGGAACAATACGAGGCGGTTTTTATACCGATTCTTCGGTAAGAGCAAATATTTTTTATGATCTTAATAATACAGGATATTACGTTGATCCATCATCAACTGGGACTAGTTTAAGTCTCCTTGGAAATATTAACTTTAACTCCGCAAGCGCTGAGAAAACTATACAATGGCAATTCACTGGAAGAAACGCATATATTTTTGGCAGAGACAGTGATGATATGATTGGTCTGTACGATGGTACAGCTGGTCTTAGCAGATTTGAGACATATCCATCAGGAGTGTTTTACGCCCCTGATATTAGATCATCAATATTTTATGACAGTAACAATACAGCATATTATATTGATCCATCAAACTCTACTACTTCCGGAATTTTTGCAGGAAGTATTGGTGCTGGCACAACAAGTGCAGATTATCGAATTCATGCAAATGATTCTTCTCTGGGCACAACTCAAGGCAATACAAAGCTACTTCTTAGGTTACAAACTTCTACATCTAATGCGGATTATCTCAATTTCTTCAAAATTCGTAATAGTAATGGTAGTGATTGGTCAACGTCTGGCTGGAGATTGCAACAATTAGTTGATGTAACTTGGCACGCTTACATACAATTTAATGGAAATAATAACGAAGGATTAAGTTTTGGTACGGGTGGATCTTCAGTTGGTCCATTAAGCGTAACTGAAAGATTAAAAATTAACAATAGTGGCAACGTAATTGCCAGTGTTGATATGA